TCTTGAATGCTGGCGGTGATTCTGCTTGATCTTTGCCGCCTAGAAGCTGCAACTCAGTCGCCACAATGTCGCATGTGTGTTGCTCTACGCCTTCTTTGTTGGTGAATTTTCCGTACTTTAAACGGCCTTCAACGTAAACGGGCTTGCCTTTCTTGATGTATTCGCCAGCGATCTCTGCAAGGCGCTCATAGAAGGTAACGCGATGCCATTGAGTATCTTCAACGGTTTCGCCCGTGTTTTTGTCTTTGCGCTTGCTGGTGGTGGCAATGCTTACGTTAGCAACTGCCTGACCGCTTGGGAGGTAGCGCAATTCAGGATCGCGCCCACAATTGCCCATGATGATAACTTTATTGACGGATGCCATATGTTCCTTTAAGAGTTACTTAGTTTTCCAAGGGATGCCGAAACTTCAGCAAGTTTTCCGGTTTTGTTTAGTCTGTCGAGCGTTTCCACAGCATTTGCAAATCGCTCAAGCCTTTGAAGTTTTGTTTCAAAGTCTGGGCCTGTAAGCTTTTCAATTTTCCCCAAAGCTTCAGCAATTTGATTCATTCTGTCTTTAAGTTTTGACAAATGAACCTTTGTATGAGCTTCAACGTCAATCTCGCGTTGTATCATTCGCTTATATGATGCGTCAAATGAAGAAAAAGCATCTTCAACCATAATCTTTCCCTTTTTCAGGGTTTTTATGGTTTCATCCTCGTAAATTGTTACAAGTTCGCTTTGAATTTTTGCTTCATTCAATATTGTGCTTTCGCTCCGTTTATTTTTATCCCAAAAACTAGACGTTTCGCCTAGTAGTTCCGCGTTTTTGTTTAACAATGTTGTTCTTTTCATTTCTCCAGCCATTTTGATTCCTTTAGTGCGTTTGGTTAAATTCTGCTACGACCTGAGCGAAGTATTCTCGCGCATGGCCTACCTTTTCGATCATCTTTTCCTCTTTTTCTTTGTCCCGCGTTACTTTCCAACTTGTGATGCGGTGGGCCTCTGGAATGTGCCAAAAACGGTGCATTTCTACGGGTTCATAGCCAATCAATTCTTCTGGCGTGTCAACCAGGCAATAGTCAACGCTCCACTCCTGAGCATCCCAAAGCATCATATAGGCGCGCATTTGCCATTCATAAATCTTGTCTTCGCAGTCCATTGGAAGAATTGGAAACGTAGCCGCCGACCATGAGCATTTGATATCGTGGCCGCGTTTATTCTTGTCATCGAATAGGTCGCATTCGCCCGTAATGCCGTGAAGCGTGCGGCGCTCTGTATTCTTGGACAGCCAGACCCCGCGCACGTTGTTCAGTAGCTCAATTGCGTCGTTCTCGCATTGGATGCCTTTTTGCATGGGCTTGCTAGACACCTGAAAATCTATCCCGAGAATCTCTTGCGCTGCAAGTTCGCGGATATAGGTCTTGGCACCTACAGACAATGCGCCTTCTTTCTGGGTCTTTGGCTCTGTCATGATGCGACCAATGCTGGATGCTCTAAAGTTTAGTTCTTTCATGCTGGCTCCACGTTCAAAACAAGTTTACGTTCCTTTGCCGCCGCGTCTATGGCGTCATAAGCTGGGCGGTCATTAGCTGCCTTTGCTTGGGCGCGTCGTGCTTTCCAAACAAGCTCTAATTGCTTCACATCTTGAGCAGCCTCTACAGCGTCTAGGGCCGCGTATAGGTCAAACTTGTCTATCTTTAGTTGCTCTTTTTGCTGACCAATGCCAGTAGTCGCATCGAGCGCGTCATGCTCAACAATTTCAAGCGCTGCAACCCACAAATAGCGCCGTAGGTATGTCTGCACTGCCCCCAGATTTTGGACGGCGTGGCACCCTTTTAAATTGGCTTCTGACATTGGCGAAGTGATGACAATGGTTTCCTCTGGCTTGTCGTTGTTTACGATGGTCATAGAAGCCACATCACCAAAGCTGATGATTGAGGTCAGCCCATGCCGTGAAAACACGTTAAGCGCAGGAATAACAAAGTCTCCAAGCTCGAAATAGTCGTAGCCTGCAAACTTGTTATGCCCTGACTTTTTCAGGGGCTGGGAATGGAAATCGGCACGGGCCGCGTTGAGTCGTTGATATACGTTCATTTTCTCTCCTTTGAAAACTAAATTATGCCCAGATGCAAGGGCTTTTCTATAGGGGTTTACCCTTGGAATACTCGATAAACGCTTTCTTGATATCTTCGCAGCTCTTGGCAGTCCGACACGCTACGCCGTAATCGTATGCTGCCTGTTTTTCATGCTCTCGCAAGTCCGTAGACCTCGCAGGGCATCCGTGGCCCTGCTTGCATTGTCCGAAGTCGTCACAGCATCCCATTTTGTGCCTCGTCTTTAAAAACAATCCGATTTAACAGATTGTCAACATAGAACAGCAGCGCCGTACAAAAACAGCCCGTTACCAAGCCAAGTAAAAACATCATTTTGGCCCCCAAGTCCAGTAGCACAACAGAACAATGATCGCGATAACTGACGCTCGAATAACTACGCGGTCTTGCCAGTCAAAAGGGCGATTAGCCCCTAGGTAGTCGTCTTGTTTCATTTCACCCCCACTAAGTTACCAAAGTCATCTACTACGCATTCAATGTGGCGCGTTTCTACGCCGCGCATTTTGTCAAATTCTGTTGAATGAGAAATCAAGTGCCATTGTTTTTTTGGGGCTTGTAGATGCGAGTCCCAGCGATAGGCTCCATACGCCGCAGTGTAGAAGCTAGCGGTGGTTTGGATAATTATTTCTTCTTGTCTCATACCTTCACCTCGCTAGATTTGATTACACCAACACGACCATAAAGCGCTTTGCTTGCCACATCAGCAATCCATTGCTTACGCGCTTCGATGATGATTTTTCCAACAGCTTCGGGGCTTTCGATAACATCAGCGATTCCGTGAAAGCACTCGTAAGCAATGCAGGCCATGACATCGGCGTCAACTTCGCAAGCTGATTCACCGATGGTTATTGCGATTTGCATCTCGCTTGGCTCAACTCCGTAGAATTGATCTAGCTCTGCGTCTGTTACTGGTTTGTCCATGTTTAGCTCCTTTGAAGCCTCTACTTTGCCACACTGAAAAAGATTTACCACTAGGGCAAACCCTAATAGACAAAGATTTTTTACCCGCTAATCTATCCAAATGAACGAAACACAGAACCATCTTTTTGCGACTAGCGTGCTTGAAAAAGTACATTTAGACGCGTTTGTGTCAGCGCACCCGGAAGATAGGAAAGCTGCGGAAGTAGCTATCTTGGTCCAAGCGCTGATTTTGGCAACTCCCGGACTTTCGCCAGCGCGTAGGGCCGGGCTTTTTTTGGAGAATGAGGAATGATTATTGAGGAATTTCAGGAGCATGTATCGCGCTTATTCGTTAAGCCTACAGACACCATAGGGCGAACACTTCACGCGGCTGTTGGGATAGCTGGTGAGGCTGGCGAGGTGCTTGACGCAGTGAAGAAAACTTGGATATACGGCAAACCGCTAGACCGCGATAACCTGCTTGAAGAATCAGGCGACCTGCTTTTTTACATCTCCGCGCTGCTTACTGAAAACGGCTTTACGCTTGAAGACGCAATGCATCACAATATCACAAAATTAGCCAAACGCTACCCCGAAGGCTACACGGACAGCGCCTCTATTGAACGCGCAGACAAGGCTACATCATGACCCAACTAGACAAACTAAAGCGCCTGCTAAAGCGCAAAAACGGATGCACATCCGTGGACATTGCATCTATCCTGCCTAGTGTGTCGCCGCATCGAAGGATTAGCGATATCCGCGCAGAGGGGTGGACAATCCTGAAAAAACAGGACGGGAAGTTGAAGCGATATTGGGGGGTTCCGCCTTGCAATAAGTGAGGTAAACGGCTAGAATTTAGCCATACCTTGGTCGGTATTTAGGCAATAGGGTTTCACATGCACACTGGCGGGATTGCCCCGTTCGACCAACTTCCGAAAGGATGAGTGTGCAGGTGAAGCCCTTTTTTTATGGTCAAAATGAAAATCAAGAATTGGAAAAAGCACCAGCACTTCAAAGATAGAAAGCCGCCGTGGATTAAGTTGTACCGCGAAATTCTAGACGACATTGAGTGGCATGAGCTAGACGCAAAGTCTGCCAAAGTGCTTGTAATGCTATGGCTTATAGCATCTGAAAACGATGGCGAACTTCCAGCAATTAAAACTCTATCTTTCAGGCTTCGCATGTCTGAAAAGGACGTAATCAGTAGCTGTAATTCACTTTCAAACTGGTTGGTACGTGATGATATCGGCGTGATATCAGAACGATATCAAGTTAATAGTGTAGAGACAGAGACAGAGACAGAGACAAAGAAAGAGAAAGAGATAGAAGCGCCTGAAGGCGTGTCAGATCAAGTTTGGAAAGACTTCAAGAAAAGCCGCAAGACCCTGAGAGCCGCAATAACCAAGTCAGCTATTGACGGTATTAAGCGCGAAGCTGATAAGGCTGGGTGGCCACTAGAGAACGCACTAAGGGAGTGCTGTGCCAGAGGATGGCGGGGGTTTAAGGCTGAATGGGTGGCGGAGAAATCAACGATACAGCCAAGCCGAAATGAAAACGTTTTGTCAGGGTTAACCCGTGGATTGATTGGAGGCTCGAATGTCAAACTTCTTAGCTGATTGCACGATGGATGAAGGATTGGACTACATCTTTGGACGCATGGGGGCTACCTATGGGGCGGCATTTATGCGGCATTGGGATGGCATAGCGCCGGAACTGGTGCGCGATGTTTGGAAAGATGACCTAGGGATTTATCTGACAAGCAAGGAAAGCATGGATTACGCGCTAAAGCGCATGAATGCAAACTTCCCACCGTCTAGCATTGCCTTTCGAGATTTGTGCATCGGCGGACCGCCAATGAAGCGCAAGCCAGTTTTGGCCATTGAAAACACTATGACAGAAGCGCAAAAAGAGAAGGTAGCCAAAGACAAGGCAGAAGCCATGCAAAAGCTGCAAGCTCTCCGCGCATCGTTTGGCGGGTAATGTTTGCCATGACAAAACGCTACGCAGCTATGAAGCTACTAGAACATGGCCCATTGACCATGCGCGAGCTTTTCGAGATAACAGGCTGGGGAATGAAAAGCCTACGATCAACAATTGACTGGCTTAGGGCGCAAGAACTGGTAACGGTGCAAAACATCGACCGCCAGAAATACTACAGACTGCCATGAGATACACCTGCGCCCTATGCGGAAGGCTTACAGAACCCGCAGTGATGATTGGAAACCAAGCTATCGGACCTACGTGCGCGAAGAAAGCAAACCTACTCCAGAAAAAGCCGCGCAAGGGTAGCAGAGTGGTGATTTTTAAGCGGGTGAAGGAAGAAGGGCCGATGACTATGGATTTGTTTGACTAAGGGTAAACCCCGATTTACGTGATGGATAGGCGTAAATACAGTGTAGTTTTAAAGGTTTGTATGAGTAACGATTATTTTAAAATAACTGAGCCGACCTGCATTAGTTTTAGTGGTGGACGCACCAGCGCTTACATGCTGTGGCGGGTTTTGCAGAGCAATGGAGGTTTGCCCGATGAGGCGCATGTCATTTTTTGCAATACAGGCAAAGAGGACGAAGAAACTCTTAAATTTGTCCGAGATTGCTCAAGGTATTGGAATGTTTCCATAACTTGGCTTGAGTACCGCGCTGGCCCTACGTTTGAAGTTGTTAGCTATGAGACAGCCAGTCGGAATGGAGAGCCATTTGATGCGGTTATAAAGCATCGCGAACCATCCTTGCCAAATGGACGATCTAGGTATTGCTCTAGCGAACTAAAAACACGCACTATGCATCGTTATTTGAAGTCTATCGGCTGGACAGAGTGGGATTCTTTTGTAGGGATTAGAGCAGACGAGCCGCGCCGCGTGGCTAAGTTTCGTGCAAATCCAAACCCAGAAGGCAACCATGAAACGGTACATCTTCCTTTGGCTATGGTTTACGCATCTGCTGGCGGCGTTGGTGATTTTTGGAAACAGCAGCCATTCGATTTAAATTTGCCAAACCATAACGGAAAAACGATGCATGGGAATTGTGATTTGTGCTATTTAAAGCCAAAAAGCCAAATTCTTAGCCTGATTACAGAAAAACCAGAGAGAGCTACATGGTGGATACGCCATGAACAACAAGCTGCAACCAGATGCACGGGAGATGGGGCGTTTTTTGCGATTGATCGGCCCAATTACCAAAACATGGCAAAGTTTGCAGCAGAACAAAAAGACATGTTTGATAGTTCAGAGGAGGGAATTTCTTGTTTTTGTGGAGACTAAGATAAAAACTAAAAACCAAGGGTAAACACCTATACCCCACCGGGAGTAAGTAAGAGAGAATTTAGGTTCTAAAGGAGAAATAATGAACTATGAAGATTTTGTAAAGAGTAAGCGCCGTGCGGAAGTTGCAACAGGCCATGCGCCGGGCGAGTTAAACGAGCACTTGTTCGACTTTCAGCACGCTATCGTATCTTGGGCAGTCCGTAGGGGCCGCGCCGCTATCTTTGCTGATACCGGATTGGGTAAAACACTGATGCAGCTTTCATGGGCTGACGAAGTGGCAAACCATACGGGCGGCATTGTGGTTGTCTTGGCTCCGCTTGCGGTGTCAGAGCAGACAATCGAGCAGGGCGCTACCTTCGGCATTGAAGTGAATAGAATACCTCACGGTGAAGCCCCTAGTGGCCCCGGCGTATGGATTACGAACTACGAGCGCATGGACGCTATCGACTTTTCCGAGCTTTCAGGGTTAGTTCTTGACGAATCATCCATCCTGAAATCTCACGACGGAAAAACACGCTCAAAAATCATCGCACAGGCCCAGTCCGTACCTTATCGCCTAAGCTGCACAGCTACGCCAAGCCCTAACGACTTTGAAGAACTTGGTAATCAGTGCGAATTTTTGGGGGTGATGACCCGCACAGAAATGCTGGCTACCTACTTCATAAATGATGCTGGCGATACAGGAACATGGATTCTAAAAGGTTGGGGCCAGTCTCGATTCTGGGAATGGATGGGAACATGGGCGGTAGTCCTGCGCTCTCCTGCTGATCTGGGTTTTGATGGTTCACGCTACGACCTGCCGCCACTTCACTACCATGAACATGTAGTGCAAACTGAAGCGATTGGAGAGGAATTATTCTCACGCCCAGCCCAAAGCATGGCAGAGCGTCGCAAGGCCCAGCGCGATAGCATTGATGCCCGTTGCAAGGCACTGGCTGATATTGTGAATGGTGAGCCTAACGAGCCTTGGCTTATCTGGTGTCACTTGAACGATGAAGCCGAGTTGCTGAAAAGCCTAATTCCAGGATCTGTAAACGTGCAAGGGTCTGACAGTCCAGAAAGCAAGACAAAAAACCTTCTAGGCTTCGCGCATGGTGATGTGCGGGTTTTGATCTCAAAGCCCAAAATAGCAGGCTATGGCATGAACTGGCAACACTGCGCACGCATGGCTTTTGTCGGTCTGGATGACTCTTTCGAGAAGTTTTATCAAGCCGTGCGACGCTGCTATCGTTTTGGCCAAAAGCGAGAAGTGCAAGTCCACATATTTACCGCCGAGAACGAAGGCCAGATTTTGGCAAACATCAAGCGCAAAGAAGCCAACCACCACGAAATGAGCGCAAACATGATCGAACACATGAAAGACATTATGAACAAAGAACTAGCCGGACAAGAGAACATCGTAGACGAGTACCGCGAAGACACATACCAAGGCGATGGATTTACCGTCCACTTGGGTGACTGCGTGAAATGGTCGCGCAAGATGGCAGACAACAGCGTTGACTATTCCGTTTTCTCTCCCCCATTTGCTGACCTGTTCGTTTATTCAAACTCCGACCACGACATGGGCAACTGCCGCAACGATGATGAGTTTGTGCAGCAACTTAAATTCTTGATTGCCGAGCTATTCCGAGTAATCAAGCCGGGACGTAATGTGTCATTCCATTGCATGAACTTGCCAACAACAAAGATGCGCCAAGGGTTTATTGGTTTGCGCGACTTCCGGGGCGACCTTATCCGAGCTTTTCAGGATGCCGGGTTTATCTATCATTCCGAGGTTTGCATTTGGAAAGACCCAGTAGTGGCTATGCAGCGCACTAAGGCTCTGGGACTGTTGCACAAGACCATCCGCGAGAACTCCACCATGAGCCGTATGGGACTGCCTGACTACGTTGTGACTATGCGTAAGCCCGGCGAGATTGAAGAACGGGTGACGCATGGCGATGACCTGCCAGTGATGATGTGGCAAAAATACGCCAGCCCTATTTGGGATGATATCAACCAAAGCCGCACGCTGAATAAACTCCCTGCGCGGGATGACAACGACCTCAAGCATATGTGTCCTTTGCAGCTTGATGTGATTGAGCGCTGCATTCACTTGTGGACTAACCCCGGAGATACAATTTTTAGCCCGTTTACAGGTATTGGTTCAGAGGGATATTGCGCGGTAAAGATGGGCCGGAAGTTTATCGGAACAGAACTAAAGCCCGCATACTGGGAGCTTGCTCACCAGAACATCACTGATGCGCTGAAAGAACAGCAAGGATTGTTTTCGTGAATGGAAACCATACGCCAAAGATGGCTTGCCATGCTGATACACCACTGCAAGACAGGCCAGAAAGAACACGCTTGGTACACAGCCAAGGAACTAGACAAGAACGAGCTTCTAGAGTGCATATCTGCCGAGTTAGAGGCGCATATGAAATCGTTAAACACCGCACAGCGAAAGAATGGGGGGTGATGTGCTAACTCTACCTTGGCCACCAAAGGAGCTAAGCCCAAACGCCAGACTTCACTGGAGCAAGAAAAGCAAAGCGGCAAAGGCTTACCGGAGGGTTTGCCATTTGCTGACGCTTGAGGCCGGGTTACGTGGCATTGATTGGGAGGGTGATATTCACGTTTGGATGGATTTTTACCCCCCTGATCGACGCGCAAGGGACGATGACAACATGGTGGCCGCTTTCAAGTCTGGCAGGGATGGAATAGCCGACGCATTGGGGGTAGACGATAAGCGATTCAGAATCCATCCGTATGTGAAGACAGAGATAGGCGGAATGGTAAAAATTCGGTTCACGCCGGGGCCAACCTAGGGTTTTCCCTAATTACAAAGAATAAAAATGCGCTAGACAATTGAGACTTTAAAGGAGCCATCATGAAAAAAATCGAAGTAAGCGAACAAGCACTAGAAACCATCGTCGCAATGACAAACAAGCTGCAAAAAGAACGTGACATGCTGCGAAAGGAGCTACTTGAGGCTTTGCATTACATGTACGCCTACAAGCTGGTTTCAGTCGCTGAAATGGATACGGCGATAAAAGCCACTCGCAAAGTATTGGACGAGACAGCGTAATATTTTTTAACCAAGGAGAAAACCATGAACTTTGACATTGATAACTTTACACTCGGACAACTCAAGCAAATCGCTGCATTGGTAAATAGCCAAATTGCACAGCCACAACAAAGTGACAAAGCTCACCCATTCATTGGAAAGTACGTCATTGCCCGATGCTATGCAGCGGGAGTGCATGCTGGTGAAGTGGTGAGCGTTGACGGTGAAAACGTCATACTGAAAGATAGCCGCCGCTTGTGGTCATGGAAAGCGAAAGAAGGCATTGCGTTGTCAGGCGTTGCTCAGACAGGCGTGCAGTCTGGATGCAAGATTGACGTAGTAAACCCTGAAATCGGATTGACTGGCGTTTGCGAACTTATCCCATGCAGCGCAGTTGCAAAGGAGTCAATTGATGGCTTCAAAAAATAAACAGTTTACCGATGGCGATGGCTATGGCTATGGCTATGGCTATGGCTATGGCGATGGCTCTGGCGATGGCGATGGCTATGGCTATGGCTATGGCTCTGGCGATGGCGATGGCGATGGCTCTGGCGATGGCTCGTCATAAGTTGACAGCATGATTGACGGATTTATAAACTATTGGTTTTCAGGTCGCATACTTTGGGGCCGTGGCGCTTTCTTTGTGTACGGCATACTTTTTGCGTTGATGGTATCGTGAAGCAAGTTTTTTTCATGGCCCATGCAGAGGCCCGTAGAAGGGCTATGCAAGCTGTACAGGACGCGCCGGAAGGATGGTGCGTTACTGTGAGTGAGCCAAGTAGGTCATTAGACCAAAACGCGGCGCAATGGCCTTATCTGGAAGCATTCTCAAAGCAAAAGCAGCTTTGCATCAATGGAGTGATGATGAATGTAACCGCCGATGATTGGAAAGACACGCTAACGGCTTGCTGGAATGGCGAGATGCGAATGGCTGCGTTTGACGGGAAAGTAATCATGCTACCGCAACGCACCAGCAAGATGGGAAAGCGCGTTTTCAGCGAATGGATGGAGTATTTGGTGGCTATGGCCGCGCAATGTGGCGTAGAACCTGTTTATGTGAGTAAAGCAAAGCAATGACACTCTGCGACAAACTACAGATACGGACGCCAGTTGGATATGGGAATAGATATTTTTTCTCATACAAAGGCAAGGATTATTCTGATAAATCTACATTAATATTGATTGTTACAGAGCGATATTCTAGGATTTTTGGCGAAATAAACAATGCACAAGCAAATGAAATCTACCAAAAACTTGCAGCAAAGTATTGTGTTTTTCCGGGAAGC